CTAGAGAAGAGTTATTCAACTTCATTTTCTCAAAGCCTCCTCGATGCTGTCGAGCTTCTGCATGATCGCGCGGCTCGTCTCGCGGATTTCCTTGATCTCTCGGTCGTGCGCCAGCCGCGATGTCTCGGTCTGCGCTTGCAGAACTGCGATGGCCGTCTCATGCGCCTGTTGCTGGCGGTAGATAATCCAGACAAAGGCGGCCACTGGCGCGATGATCCATTGCATGATGGCCCCGAGCACTTTGAAGGTTTGATCGTCAATCATGGCACTGTCTCACGGAGAGGAAGCATATTCGCGGCGGCGGAACATCCAGACTTTTCCGGCAGCTATACCAGCACCAAAAAAACCGCCGCTTGTTCTAAATCTAATTGACACATAGAGAACTTTTTGAACAGTGGAGTCATAGGTTCCTATAGTGTTTGTTCCAGAAACGGTGCCTCCAACATAAGCACTGATTCTTGCTATGTGATTTACTTTTGGTATCCTTGGCAACAGCATTTCCATGTCAAAACCAAAAAGTGTGGTACTAGGTTGATCACCTATTTGTTCAACCTGATCTAAACGTGCATCAGTTTCAAGGTAAAAAGAAATGTTTAGCCCGTTGTTACTTATCGAATTATGCTGCAAACCGTGAGCAACGATGCGATATTCATATCCGTCTACAAAGTTCGGTGTGACAACACTTGTTTGAACTCCGTTCACAGCGAAGTCATAAATCAGTCCTGTCTTACCGTCACCAATAGATACTTTGTCGTGCGGATGCCACCCGGAGACCATCACAGGCGCACCCGATGCGCTCTCGGCTAAAGCCGAAGGATTGTCTCGCAATGCCGTCACGGTAGTGCTGGACGGAATGCCGCCAACGGCAACCGCTGCGTTTGAAATGCTCGTCCATGTCGTCATCAAAGCCACCTATACGGTTGAGGAGTTCCGCTCAAATCATTACCACTATCATTGAGCCAGCGCCACGGCTGGGCAACGCCATTGCCATCAAGCCCAGCATCCGTGAGCCAGGACCAAATCACGCCACCCTTCTCGTTGTCTTCCGCCGTGAAGCGGTACGTCAGACCGTTCCGGGCTACCTCTGCCGAGGTGATAAGCCATTGGCCATCGCGTGGCGCACCTGTGAAATCGACATCCAGATAATGCCGTATCTGGACAACCGATCCGGTCCAGATATTCACTGCATCCTTGGCCGATAGGTCGAAGGTGATTTCTTTTCGCACATCAGAAAAACGATCGAGATAGTTTTGTGCGAGGGAATTAGCGATTGCCTGTGTGCTAATGAACCGGCAGAACAATTCCCTGATCTGCGGCTCACCGCCATACTGCACTTGCTTGAGAACATCAATGTAGACCGAGACGCGAGAATAGTTGCTCTTCTCTGTCACGCTGGGGATCGGCGTGCGTTGCAAGTAATAAACATGTGTTTGAGATGCACGCTCTTCCGGCTTCTCCTCGATTGAGAAGCTGCCAGCAACAATTGCATCGTCATCAGTCAAAAGTGTAGGTGACGGCTGCGGTCTAACCGGCTCCATGAGGATTTTCTGAACTCGTTCGTCCCACCATAGATTCGATATAGCTTGGAGGCATACCTCAGCTAAGAGTTCTTCGATCTTATCTGGATCGGTGATCCACGCCGTGAAATTGTAATCTGGTCGATATGTAGTCTTTGCCGTCGCCCAATCCGCGAAGTTGATGTATTTCGCAGGGATGCCACCCCAGTTGACGAGAAGATCATAGAGGATTTCGTGGAATGGCGTGGCGTTGTAATAAATAACACGCTGCACGCGGTCGTTCTGATTTTGAGCCGCTGCAGTCGTTCCGGCCAAGCCTCGTGTCAGTCCGTCGAAATAGATGTTTCCTCCGGTCGTTTCATAACGCTGGGCATATTGGATCACCTCGCTATTGATCCTGACATATCCAGTTGCAGGATAGTCGCTCAAGGTTGCGCCAGCCACAGTCATGGCCGTTGCCACGTTCGTGATGTTCGAGGCCAATTCACCACGACTCAGATATGGTGCCGTCAGGTTGGTGTCGGTGATCTTTCGCAGGATGTCCTTGGCTGTGATCGAAACGCCATTGCGACCAGCGTCAATCTTCTCAATCACATATTCCCGCTGCGTCATCGCCGAGAGTGGCTGGCCGATCAGTCCCTCGTAGATGTTGAGCGTGTATCCGATGTGATACGGATTGCGGGCGAGCCATTTGCTCCAGAAGCTGCCGATCTGGTCTGGATCATAAGTGCGAGTGGAGATATAAGGATCGGTGCCCACGTCATTCCAAGGGAAGTCCTTGATACGGACATTGCTCACGGCTCGATAGCCTAGCGGGCTTTTATTGCGTGATCCCGAGGCCACGTTAAGGACGGTCGGAGCCGTCTGATAGTTTTGCATTGCCGGGATGGCGAGTGCGGGCTGGTAAATGTAATCGATCAGAAACGGATCGCCCGCTTCCGTGGTGAGCGTGTTGCCGTTCTCGGTCAGCAGATTGGTGTTGTTATCTTGCCACTCGTAAACGTCATCGTTGACAAACCGCAGCGTCAGTGACTTGCTTAAATCAAGAGCCGATAGGAACTTGCAGGTGCGATCCGTGTTCCAACAGGCATCGCCAGTCGCATTGCAAGGCGAGACGCCGAACGTGCGTGAGCATAGCGGCTGGATGATCTCGACAATCTCGACGGGACGCGCTGCAAAGGTCATCAGTAATATCCTGTGACGCCGAGGCTCACTGATCGATAAGCCTTGATGCCCATGTTCACCGGCTCAACGTCTCGGTCTGTCCAGACGAAGCCGACATCGGTCATGATCTTTGATGGATTGCCAGTTATAAAGAATGGCTGCAATGGCAGCGTCTTGGCGAACGGCTCAAAGTAGGTATCGTACCAAGCCGTTGTCAGATATTCCCAATCGTAAGATGTGGTGACGGCACGCCTCTTGATGATGCGTCCGAGCCATTGCCCTGTCTCGGAGAACTGTTGTTGTGCTTCCGTGACGCGGTTGAGGTTGAGCGGCCTATGGCCTCCGTAGATCGGAATTGGCATTTGCAATGCAGCGCCCGCGCGGATAATGCCGATGGCGATGTCAGTTCCATCGTTCACGTTCACCCGAACTTCGCGGACGGTGTAGAGTCTTCCGGCATTGTTGAAGAATACCGCGATAGTCGAGTTGTCGGTAGGCGATATTGTCGCGCGAGTGGTGTGACCACCGCCGACTATTGCTGCCGTGGAAATCGTGATGGTCTTGCCAGATAGGTTGTGCGCTGCAATAAAGACGCAATCGATAGATGTGTCTGCCGATGCCGCAAGAGTCCAGTTATTCGAGCCTGGCGCAAGTTCCCACCGCTGCGATGTATAGTCATTAGCAGCATAAGCCGGATTCGTGCCATCGCCAGAGACAGTTCCGGTCATCATGTCCCACAAGATGCGGGCATGATTTAGCGGCTCATTCGTGGAGACAGTATAGTTGCTCGTGGAGATGGTCATCTAGCTTGCCATTATGATCCAATTGGTGCCATCGCAAATTAACAAAACCCAAATGCCAGCCGTTCCAGTTGTTCCTGGCAATAGCGTTGATGCTGCGGCTCCACCTGCTTGCGGGACAACATTAGAAGATGCAGATTGAACGACAAGATTAACCGTCTTTTTAATCAGCAAATGTCGCCCCGTGCTTGTCGCAGCGGCAGGAAGTGTTATCGTATGAGTGCCACTAGCATGGGCAATGATGACAGCGTAGTCTGTGCTGGAAACAGTATAACTAGACGCTGTAATCGTGACAGGAGCGGTGATAGCAAACGATCCGTTCACCTGTACCTTTGCCGTCGGCGTTGCCGTGCCGAAACCAACTTGGTCCGTGGACGCGTCAACGAAGACAAGGTTAGCGTCTGTGTCGCCCTCGATGCGTTGGTCTACATCCGCGCCAGCATCGTTGAAGACGTTGGCCCCTGCGAAGGATGCCGCAGGAACATTCTGAAAAAACTCCGCGCGCGTCTGCTTCTTGGTTTCTGGAACGCTTGTGTCCACCACCACATAAAGGTCATCGGTGGCCGTGTTGGCCCCAGTCAGTTCTGATAGTGCGCTGATCTTGATGTCGGCCATCAGGCTATCACTCCGCGAATTGTGCCGCCGTTGCGCTGCGTGCTGTTAAGCTGGTCGATGAACTGCCTGGCGAACTTCTCGCCAAAGCCCATCGGATCGTTCATCATTGTAAACTGGAACGTGGTCGTTGGCGATGCCGCTGCCGGGGCTGCGGATGCACCGCCGCCGACGCCGCTTCTAGAACCGCCGCCGCTACCTCCCTTGATTTTTCCGCTTTCTGCCGATGCAATGTTTGCCAATTGCACCGCTCCAGATGCCGCAATAGCTGCGGCAGGACCAACACCTGCTGGCCATCCATACTGCGCGAATGCTTTTGAAATGCCTTGAGCTGTGTTGATAACAACCTGCGCGATTGAAAATGCCTTGGACAGTTTCATCAGTTTCTTGTTGCCGCTATCCGTCAGTTGCGCGAGTGAGCCGAAAAGGCTTGCGGCAGCATCAAGTTGCACATCGAATCCCTGCTGTCGAATGGCGGCAAGATTATTCTGATGATCCTTTTCCAATTGCTCGGAAAGACGTCTATATTCTTCTTTTTTGATCTGCTCAGTGTTCAGAGCATTGTCAAGTACCATTTGATTAAGAATGTATTCTTCTTCGAGTAGTTGTCGCTCAGATTTGAATCCTTCGCGGATTGCATTCATACGATCCAGAAACAAAGTTCCGACTTCTTGCGATGGCGAAACGCCAGGGACAATATCTTTGTTTTTATTTTCCTCTTCAGTTCTTATGTTAGCGCCACCGCCGCCGCCACCGTTGACAGCTAAACCTCCACCCATTGCGCCAAATGCCGATGAAACAGCATTTCCTGCTGCTGCACTAAACGCACCAACAAAATCTTCATTGACACGAGAAGCCATGCGGCCTGTGAATGCCGACCACTCTTTGTCAAAGTTTGAGGCAAAGGTATTTGTGAATTGGAATGCCGTGACCTCTCCCACACGGTCAAATGTGACACCTGTGTAAGATGCAATCTTGTTAACAGCATCAATAACATTATTGACGTAACCGATAGCCTTATTGGTCATGTCGGCAAGTGTTCTAAGAACAGCATTGCTCATGCCAACAAAGGCTGCTCCAATGGCATTCGGAAGGTCCAAGAAAACTGTTTTTATGCCATCATAAGCGTTGATAAATCCACGAGCGACAAAATTGGCTGCGTCCTTTGCAATATTAACTACATCAACGCCAATCGCTGACTTGATGTCATCGCGGAACACAAAGGCTGCTACAGAAGCACCTGCCAACGCACCGACTATAAGCCCAATCGGATTTGCAAGCATTGCAAGGGTGATTGACTTGATGGCATTGGATATAGCAATCAGTCCACCTGCCGTAGTTGCCAATCCAGTTAGAACGGCGGGAGCATAGAACCCTGCGATTGCTGCAACCGCAATCGCTGCATAAGGCGCAATCTCTTGAATTGTACCGCCGAGCTTTACCATCGCCTCGGCACCGGCAACCGACACGTTCAAGAATACTTGTGCTAGAGGAAGCGTGGCAGAGGCCAGCTTAATCATTGCCCCTTGGCCTACTGCTCCAAGATCGCTGATCGTATCGTTGAACTGTTCCGCTCTTTTGGCAGTGTCTTCCGAAATGGAAATCCCAAGATCGATTGCCCGCTGCCTCATTTGCTCAAGGCCAGACGATCCAGCGTTGAGCATCGGGATCATTGATGCACCGGAACGTCCCAGCAACTCCATTGCTAGGGCTGTCTTTTGTGCGCCGTCTGGGATTGAGGCAAAGCGATCTGCCAAGTCCATGAGAACTTGGTCTGTGCTACGCAGTGAGCCATCAGAATTCTGAATGGCTACGCCGAGTTGATTAAACAGATCGGCATTCGTTACCATGCTCTTGGACAGGAACCGCATTCCTGTTTCAAGATCGGTGAATGTCAGATCGGAAAGTTTCGCCGCATAAGAAAGTTCAGACAATGCCTTGGTTGTAGAGCCAACTTTTTGGGCAGATTTGCCCACGGCATCGGCGAAATCAATTGCCGCCTTCCCAGCTGCAACGAAGACACCAGCAGAAAGCGCACCGGCAATTCCAGCCGCAGCGCCCTTCGCAAACCTGGTTAATGAACTTTCTGCCTTGCCTAGTGCTCGATCAAGGCCAGACGAATTGCCGGTGATATTGACTTCGATTCCGCTAACTTGAGCCATGCAATAGTTCCTTCAATTCCTCTACATCGGCCCTAGTCAGTTTCCCGGCGTATGTTTCGCCTGGCTCTTTCGGCTTCTTCAACTCGTATTCCAACCACCACTCGGGAATGGTCATCTCCCAGAACTCGCTAGGCTGAATTCCCCATTCCCTCGCCCATAGATACATCCCGTTCCAGTCTAGTTCTCCATA